ATAATAATACATACAAAAGCGGAATCCTTGTTGCGTGTAATGTTATTAATGTTATATATCATGCTCCTCAAATAATAAAAACTTATCGCACAAAATCAGTTAAAGATTTTGATTCATGGTACTTATTTTTGGGTAATCTTCATAGTTTTTGTTGGGTATTATATAGTATTGAAGATAATAATGGCTTAATGATGTTTAATAGTTGTGTTACAATGTTTTCTATTTCATTTGTTGGTTATTATAAAATTTGTTCGTTTATTAATGAGCATTATAAGAAGAAGATTATAAAAAATAAAAAAAACATAGATACTAATAATAAAACTATAACAATAACTAGTGTTTCTTGTGAAGAATTAGATAAAACTTAATCTTCTTTTATATAACTATTATTACATAATTTTTTAATTATTTTTTCTTCATTGTCTTCTTTATTGTTTGCTATTGCTACTAATGTATGTGTATAATAATTTTGTTTAGATTCATTATTTTGAAAATCAGGATTTTCTTTTGTCCATTTACTTAATGCGCAAAATTGCTTTGTTGATACATCTTTTATTGCCTTTCTAATTTTCTCTTTATTAATATCTTTTTCCCAATTATCATCATCTTTAATATATAATGATTCACGTTTTATATCTGTACAATGAATTGGACGTTGATATAAACCTAATTTGTTCATATTTTCAATTATTACATTACTTAGACCATTAACTATTCCATTTTGTTTAGTATAATCTAATTGTTGTAAACTTACTTGTATTGATTTAATAAAGTCACTCATATTTATAGCATCTTTACAACGCTCATTTAAAAATACTTGAATATTAAATTTATTATTATTGTTATTGTTTGTTATAAAATTATTGCCTATTTTAGGTAATAATTCACTTATTTGATCTTGTTGCTTAATTATAATTTCTCTCATTTCTTTATTATCATTAAGTAGTTTAATAATTAAATCATTTGTCAAGGTTAGTTGGTTGTTTGAATTATTACTATTGTTACTATTATTACTATTATTACTATTATTACTATTATTACTATTATTATTATTATTACTATTGTTACTATTATCAACTATTTTCTCATTTTCTATAAATGCACATTTTTTCTTGTGAGCATATAAACCTTGTCTACTTTTATATTTTTTACCACAATTACACACCATTTCATTTATATTTGTGCTTATATTTGTGTTTAAATTTGCGGATTTTTCTCCTATATTTGTCAACACTATGTCAACATTTGTATTATATTTATGTTTTGCTGTATTAATATGTTTGTTATAATCTTTTTTATCACACGTATTATAAAGACAATTAATACATACAAATTCTTTGCGGATTTTTGCGGATTTTTTTGTAAACATTTACACCGCTATTATTTAAATAGAAAATAGTATTTAAATATTTTATGAAAATATTCGGATTTTTGCGGATTTTTTGTAAATAAATGTCAATTAATTTTAAACTGATGTTAATTTTATAGAAAATGTTTACTTATTGTCTTATCATAATTCATAACAAATAACGAAAAAATATTTATGTGCGGATATTTGCGGACAATTTTTGTCAACAGATGTCAACAAAAAAATGGCCAAAATTTTGCAAAAATTGTTGAAAAAATTTATGGTAAGGTGTTTTTCTCTTGAAAATTATAAATGTTTAATCCTTTATGCTTTAAAATTTGTAAATTTGTGTTTTTTTCTCATTTTTTTATAAAAGGTTTTAAAATTCAAAAATTGGACATTTATAAATGTCCATTTTCAAAAAAATTTTCAAATTTATTTTTCCGAATTTTTCACATTTTATAATTTTATAACTTAGGTATTAATATTTTAATATATATAAGAAATATTAATACATTTAACATAAGAGAGATTACTTAGGTAATATTTAAATGTACAATGTGTCCAAGTCCCCCCAAAATATCAAATACTAAGTAAATTATTAAATTTATTCAAATCAGTCATTATTTTTGTTTGAGTTGCTTTGAAATTTTTGGATAATTGTTTTCCAAAATTATTTGCTGTATGTAAACTTAAAATCACTTTATTAAATTCTTCTGTAAAGTTAAAATTGTATTTATTAAATAATTTACTAGTGTCTATTAATAATTGAGTAGATATTTCATCTTTAATATTTGCTTGAAAACACTTAATACTTTCATTTATAAATTCCTGTTTTGTTGTAGTATTTAAATTATTAAATGAGTCTTTTTCTTGTATAATAGTATATAACAACTTTTCTATGTTGCTATAATCTTGATTGCAAAATATAGAGTTTAGAAAAATATAATACGCATTCTGATTTTTCTTATTGGGAAATGCACATATACCAAAATCTATTATACCTAATTTATATTTTATAAGTTCATTATTTATTGAAGTAGTTTCATTGTTTATATAAAAGAATACATTTCCACTATGAACATCACAATGAATAACCGAATGATATAAAATTCCTAATATACCAAATTTGTTAAGTATATATGCAAACTCTTCTTTAATAGTTTCACTCATGCTTTCTATGTCTTTATATTTAAGTCCACTAATATTTTCCATTACTAATATTTTATTATATTTTTCGGTTATATGTCTATAAACTTTTGGAAACACATATTCTTTATTATTTTTATATTTTTCACTAAATATTTCAATAGCTTCAACTTCTTTTATAAAATTCATTTGATTTAATAAAATTTCTTCATTATCTATAAGTAATTTTGTTATTTTGAGAGAGTTTATGTATGGAATATACTGGCATACATATGATATGTATAGTAACTCGTCAAAAACATTTGTAAATCTCTCATAAATATCTTTTTTCAACATTTTAATAATTACTTTATTATTAGACAAATCAGTACCTTCAAAAACAACTCCTACTATACCACAATTTATTGGGATTTTACTTTTTAAAGTTATTGAAAATTCAGCTTCTAACTTATGTAATAAGTCATAATCTATTTCATTAGTTTTATATGGAACATTGTCGGTATACTTAAGTAAAAATTCTTGCTCATCACTAGCTAATAAATCTTTGTCTAAACATAGTGCTTGAAATATTTTTACATACACAATATTTTCTTGCTGTATTTTTTTAGATATTTTTTTAATTAATTCTAATCTAGTACTGGGTATTTTATATAAACAATTAACACATTTTATAGTGTAAAATTTTATAATTTCACACATAACTAATGTTATTAATTTTGTAACTCGTAAAAATATATACATAGAGTCTAAGACCATCGTTCAATAATTTAATAAATACTAAGTTATTAAGTTATTATTATTAAAAATATATTATTATGAATTTAAATTAGTTATAAATTCTTTCAAATTGTAAAACATTTTTTTAAACATTAATCCAATAAAATTGTTCATATAAATAGGTAAATCATCTGCTATTGTTAATTGAAAATCAATCGAAAATTTAACATTTATTAATTTAGTAACTTCATTTTGTTGTGTTATTTCATCATTCAAAGTTATATATGTTTTTCCAAAATTAAAGGTCATTGGTTCATAGTTCTCAGTATTTAAATTTATAGATTTTAAATAAGTGTCTATTAAGTCTTTATGATCATATATTAAATCTTTATTGTAAAAAGTAATATTTTTATTTAAATTATTTGAATATTTAGTAGTTCTAAATAAGACATATTTTTGCTTAATGCCTACTTCTTTGGCAATTTGTTTTAATAAAATACATACATCCGTTTCGCAATTATTTATTGTATCCAAAATATATATTTTTTCAATTAATTCAACATTTACTTTTTCAAGTAATTCATAAATTGCCGTGCTTAAAAGTATATCGCTATTTACTTTACTAGTGTCTAAATTATTAAACTCAAATTGTAAGTTATATGCTTTATTATAACTGGATGGTATTTGGATTTCGCTTAATAACATATCTCCTTTAGAACATATTAATCTTGGTTGAAATGAATAGTCATCACTATAAACCATTATAATTTAATTTGTAATTTTATATTTAAATATTTTATATATTTAAATATTTAAAATAGTCAATTCATTTTTGTAATAATTTTCTTAATATTATAAATGTTAATAAATAATCTAATAAATCATTGGCATTAAATTCTTTATTAAAAAAAGGTTCTTTTAATAATTTAAATTCTAAAAAGTGTTGGTACTTTTTCTCTCCCCGTAATGGAATAATATGCGTATAATAATTTAATAATTCACAAAATCTTGATTTTAATAATAAACTATAATATTTATAATTTAATTTACTTTTAACTTCAATTCTATTTAGACTATCTTTTTCATTTGTATAAAATAAATTTTCTTTTGTTCTATATTTATTATATATAATAAAATTATGTTGAATAAAATCTAAATGTCCATATATTTTAGAATTTAATGTTTTATTAATAGCATTAATTGATATTAAATAAGCTGCGGTACTTCCACACGCAATATGTGTATTGTATGTATCCTTTGTTGGTAAAATACAATCACTATGTAATTGTATAATATCCCAATTACTATCTAATAATTGTATTTCATATAATGATTTATTAAGGAGTTCATAAAATTCTTCTTTATTATACAATGGAAAAGCATCATCTTCCATTATTAGAAAAAATGGCACATTAGCATTTGTTTTTTTACTATAATTAGACTTTATATGCTTACAGCACAATATATGACTTAAAGCACAACCAATTACAGATTTTGGGGCAAAATTTTTAGCATAGCTTGATATATATTGCTCGTATTCGGGTTTTAAGTGTTCATCTTTTAAAGCATTTATTCCACTAAATCTCTCTACTATTAAACCAAGATTTAATAAATATGGTAATTGTTTAGTATAATTATTTATAGTAGTATCTAAATTTATTATATATGTTTCTAAATTACTATAATCAGAATTTATAGGATATTTATTTATCATTGTTATTATTAACTATATAATTTTAAAGTATAAAATTTAAATAATATATTATAATTATTTAAAATTATTAAATTATAATATTATAAGTTATAGTATGGTGCGTATGTATACTATTGCTGTTACAAAAGACAAAACAACTATTTATATGAAAGTACCATATGATTGTTTATCATATAAGCAAAAAATGCACCGAGGAATTATTAAATTAAATATTAAAAAACCTAATATTAGTGTAAATAACAATGAATTAAAATATAATGATTCAAAAAATGAGGAGTTAGAAATTGAATAAAAGATTTTTTACATTACTAATTATGTTAATAAATTTGTTAATGATTTGGGTTTTGGAAACAATTCATTTTTTATATTTGCCTTATTTTTTTTAGCTTTTAATTTATGTATAAACCAAGTATGCGGACTATTCATTTTCGGATCAATTTGTAAATTTATTTGAATAACTTGTGAACGACAATGATTACTACAACACATACAATCAAATCCAAAATATAAAGTACAATATTCAGAAATGTCTTTATTACAAAAATCACAAGTAAATACCATACTATTTTGTATATATAAAAATTTTTTAAAATATATTTATAAAATTTTTATACTATTTTTATACTATTTTATACTATTTAATACTATTTAATACTATTTAAATATCTAAACTCACAATATTTTTATCGCTTCGCTGTCTGCGTTTAGATTTACTAGGTATTTTAGCATTTGTTAAATCCCTCAAGTCTTCAATGCTAATGGTGCTAGATTCGTTATTTCTTTTTTCATTAACATCAACTTGTTTGGTTTTAAGTCCACTTAATAAAGACGCAATATTTTGACTGGAAGGAGCAACCGAAGGACCTTTCATTTCTGGGCGTGTAATTCGTTGTTCACTAAAAGGATTGCCTTCACCATTATCCATATCCATACCGCGTGCCGACATAATATCAGGACGATTTACAATATTTTGCATTCTTTGACTGCGTTCAGGTAATTTAGACTCAACAGGTGGTGGCGGAGGTCCGGAATTTACATTTGGTGGCATTGATGCTCCAAATCCTGGGTTAGCACCATTATTTCCAAATAGTCCATTCATAAATCCACCTAATCCAGGTTTAGACTGACCCATAGTATTAACCGCAGCTTGAGTAAATTGTTTCATTAATTCGGGATTTTGGCGCATAATATCATCCATTCCAGGCATTGAAGATTTAAATAGTGTATTTGACATATGAATCATCATTCCTGAACCACCTAATTGAAACAATAATTTCAATTCAGGAGACATTTTTGCTTTTGATTTATATTTTTCATGTAATTCGGCAAAAATTTCATCATATTCATCAATATTCTCATTTATTTGCTCACCCCAACCATCAAGTTTAATATCAAAAGGATCAAATTTATTATTTAAAAATTCTAATCCAGTTATACATGCCATTAACATTTTTCCTTGAAACTTAATCGCATTAGATTTTTCTTTTTCAGCAATAATTGTTTCATATTCTCCTATCATCTCATTTAAGTTAGAGTCCATATTGTAACGCTTGCTTAGCGAAACGCCTTTTCTCTCTAGATCTTCTAACTTGCGTAAATATTTGAACTTTTCTTTTAATTCTTCTTCTTTTGTTAATTCGGGTTTTTCTTGTGCTTTGTCTAAGTTAATAGGTACATTATTAAATTTACCAAAACCATCCCACGTTTTATTTTCATTCATATTTGCTGTTGATTTTCCTAAATTTACTGCCTCGTTATCATTATTTTTTGTAACAGGTTTAACATTTGAACCATTGTTTTTAGAATCAGCAAATAAACCTCCAAAAATAGATTTTTTATTGGCACTTGTTGATTGATTATAATTTATTTCTTTTTTATTATTTGAATCTATAGTGGTATTTAATTTTAATTTATCATCAAATTGTTTTGAAGTGCTATTATCTGTTAAATCATTTAATTCATTTTCTAAACTAGTAATGTCTTCAATATCTATTGATGTTGATGTTTTTTTATCAGTTATATTTTTTCCATTCATTAATAATTCAATACCACCTCCAAAATTAGAAGATGGCTTTTTTGATATAATTTCTTCTACGTCTGAATCATTTATTTTAAATTCTGGAATTTGAAAATTATCAATATTTAAAGTTTCAGGTTCTATTTCTACAATATCCATTAAAACTATTATGATAAAAATAGAAGTTTAATTTTTAAATACTCCGCAATATATATTATATATTAATTATTATTAATAATATGTTAATAATAATAATTAATAATAATTAATAATAATTAATATATTAATAATAATAATTAATAATAATAGTTAATAATAATTAATAATAATTATTTTAGTACGTTAAAGTTTTCTAAATAATAAATTCCTTGTAAAAAACAATCTGCCAAATCATCTTTTTTTGAATGTTTAATAAAGAAAGCATGTTCGTTACACATATTTTTATGCTCTAATAGTTGTTTTGTATAATAAATGCTAAGTTTTTTTCGTTCATTATATGATAATTTTTTGTCTTTATTTTCTTTAACTTCTTTAACTTCTTTAACTTCTTTAACTTCTTTAACTTCTTTAGCTTCATCAATTTCGCATAAATCTTTATAACCAGTTACATATTTACTTTCTTTACTTTCTTTATTGATAAATGGTTTTAATTTATTTGTGGCCGATATAAATTTAATATTATAATTATTACAATCTATAAAATATTGAGATATCATGCCCTGAATAGTTTTCATTCTATTAGCAATAGGACTTATTTGATTTTCTAAAATAATTTGGTCAATACTAGATAACTCATAATTTTTAAATAATTCATTTAATTCATTTTTAATACTAATTCCTATATCTATTAAATTTACATTGTTGGCATTAACACTTTCAATCGCTTCAAAACACGTAGTGTTTAAATATTCTTCTAATAATTTTATTAATGAAGTTTTATTTATAGGTTTTTCTATTTTAATTTGATATTGTTCAATTAGTGTTGAGAGATTAGCAATAGATTGTTTATGTAATGTTTTAATATTACATGTTGGTAAACTATATTCCGATTTTTTTGTATGATTTTTACAATAAAAAACATTGTCTCTATGAAATTTAGCTTCTTTTGAGCAACATTTTTCATTACAAGAAATTAATTTATTACATAAATTTATTACATCCCATTTTATGATTTTAAAATCCTTAAATTCATTAGCAGTATTTTTTTTATTTATAACATCACATTCTAGAATTACATATGCTAAATTTTTAATACCTATATCTATGCTTAATATTTTCATAAATATTATATTTATTATTACAAATATTATATAATTAATTATATAATATTTATGTATTTATTTCTATATATTATGATAAAAGTTTATTTATTTATTAGCAGCTAAGCATACTGAATAGTTTAATCTATAAAGATAATACCCTAATATAAAGGTAAAAAAATATGATATTGCAAAAGCTAGTATTTTGTAATTCTTTTTATATATGCCTATTAGTGCTACAATTATTGCTAAAAATGCTAATGCCAATGCCCCATATCCTAATACATAAAAATACATACAATGACCTTTATTTAAAGGTGTCATCAAACCATCAAAAAAATTCATATTTTATAATATAATAAAATATTATAAAATATTTTTAATTAGCATTAATTACATATTTTGATACATGTTTTTGCGCATCCAATTGTTGACTAGATAAATATATATTTTTTAAATCACTTGTTTCATAACCATATGGTTGGTCACGGGATAAAATTGAGTTAAAAATATAGGGTGTTTTATTAGACACTAAAGGTTCAGAGTTATAATTTGTATTTATTCCACATTCAGCAATAGAAACATATTGATTGTTTTTTATAATAGTATCAGCATTTACTTGTAAGTATTTCCTGTAGTCACTATTATTTTTTATATTTTTATTATTTTGAAAAACACTATCGTTGAGTGCCGATGAATAATAATTGCTAAATAATCTAGAGTCCTCCATTAAAGGAGGAAAATTGAAGTGAATATTGTTTGAACCACTATAGCAAGTTCCCCAACTCATAAAATTAATATTATAGTATGTAATAATATTAATTTTTTATAGATTTTAAATTA